TCTGGCATAGTTTCAACTCGCATTCTACATAAATTAGATGCAAGTTCTTTGTAGTTCTCATGGCCACGCTTCTTTAGTCGTGGCGCTGTTTCTAGTAAGCAATGCTCATATGCATATTCTTTACTCATTCTCTCTATCCCCCGTTGGATTTGCTGCTGGTTCGTTACCAGCTCTATTTTCTGTCCTTGCGGACTCTTCTTGTTTATCTTGGTCTTTTCCTCCAGATAGGTTAACGTTCGGTGCCGTTTCTTGCATTTCTGCTATTCCTTCCGGATTCAATCCCCTTTCCATTCTAACTTCTGATGGTGATAATACACCTTCAGATAGATAAACCATGTCAGTCTTTGCTTTAACAAAAGCATCATCAACATTAATTTGCCTAAATTTAAATCTAGCATCACCACTCTCTAGTTGTGGCATCAACTGTGCGTTGATAGCAGATTCAACTGCGGCTTGCAAATGTTTAACGTAAGGTTCAAATATAGGTCTTGCCTGTTCTGGCTTTTCCCACATTGTAATAGGTACCTTTAAAGCTATATGTATCTTCTTTAATATATCGTCTGTGTACTTTCCGTACTCAAAAGCTCTTTGTGTACCTTGTAGTTCTTTAACAGTAATATCATTACCGTGTATAATATCTTCACCGGGTTCTAATCCGTTGAATGCTGCCACCACTTCATTAATTTTGTCAGCATTATAAGGCATATCGGGAAGTCCGCAGCTAATATCAAAGCGACTATTAGCGTATTTATTGAGAGCAGCACCAATATCCCGTTCTGCATAATCTTTAAGGTCAACCAAATACAAAATTGGATGAATGTCAGATAAACCATAAGCGAAATCATCGAAGCAGTTATTTTTATATTCAATAATCTCATCTTCTTCAAACCTCACAGAATTTTGTTCATCTCCTAAATCTTGATAATAATGCATTATCTGACCATTAGCCGCTCTTTGAACATTCATATTAACAGAAGACCTTAAAACTAGGTTGTCTCCTGTCCATTCCATGTATGAAGTACCAAAAATACGACCATTTCTCAACCAACCATATAATAATTGGTCAATATTTATATCATCAAACAATTTAGTGATAGCTTGGCGTTCTTCGTCATTATCGGTTACTATATCGTAACCATCCTTGGCCGCGTATAAACACGGAAGGTCAATAAGCGTTCTAACAATAGGGTCAGCTAGGTACACATTCATGTACGTTCTTGCATCTCCTATTTGCTTTTCGTATGCAGAACCGAATGCACCACCGTTCTTTTGGAGCTGAATGCGTTTAATAACGCCCGCTCCGAAATCTCGGGGTTCGTTTGCTGCAAATGGCGGGTTAGACCCCACCGACGCAAATTTACGCCTATTCCAAGGCAAATAATCACGTAGAGCCATAGCTATCAATTCCTATTATATAAACAGAGTATATAAAGCTTTCGCTCATAATCCTCCCGGTATACGTTTATTTAGGGTATTTCCCCTCTTTCCGGTCCTAAAAACGGAAGGTATACTGCTATTTATACTGTTTCTACGAGTGTTTCCACTCATATTAGCACTCGCAAAGGTTGCACTTGCTGGAGACATTGACAAACATGCATGTATCCCCATGACAGAACTATCACAATAATCGTCATGTTTACCATCTGGAGCAGCTATTCTTTCTGTTTTTTGGGCTGCATCCATAACATATTCTAATTCACAGTGTTCTCTTATCCATTTATTTACTAATTTAGCATCATTTGGTTCTAAATCTTTAGGATGTGGTATTTTTACTATACCTTGTTGTATAAAAGATACATAATCCCTATATGCTTGGGTTTTAGTACCCTTTGGTCCACCAGTAAAAACGAAAGGTATAAAGTGTATACCTTCATCATAACAGGACTTTCTTATGTCTTGCTCAATCGCACCACCAATTCCAGTAGCGTCAATAATAATACGCTCAGCACCAAAATCTGAAGCAGTGTCAGTGATACGCTGACGTTGATATGGAATGTCGTGTCCGCCACTTCTTGGATTGATTTCTTCCAAGGATATAAGTCTTGCAATATTTCCCTTTGCTGCTTTCTCGACGGCCCAAACGCTAATAACAGTGCTATTAACGGACTTACCAATGTCCACGGCCACAGTACAATTCGGATAAACCTTTCCTCGCTCTGCGAAATAGGTTCCTCTTGTTCTACAGGCTTTGATAGCTTCTGGATTGAAGATGTTCGAGACCGACTCGACGAACTCGCACTCATATTCTGTTCTCCAATATATTGAATCTTCTCCCCACTCTACCATCTTGTCAAGCATTTCTGATTCTGTATATGGAGGCGTGTAGGCTCTACCAGCCTTTACCGCATCTCTCCACGTATACACTAATCTTGTAAACGTTTCTGCATAAGCATCGTCATATAAATAACGCCACATATGATTTTCTTTACTTTTTGGGGTACCTAAGTTAATAAAAGGTGCCTTGTTCGCTACAATACAGGGCTCTACATTGTCAATGAATAATTTATCATCTATAAGTGGACTCTCATCCACAATTAAGAAGGTAGGGTGCTGGCCACGTATAGCTTGCCCTTGGTTAGATGCAGCTACCGGAGCTCTACGCAAAACAGTGCCCCCCTTGAGAGTTATGTTAGGCTTGTTATGGAATCTGTAATTCTTAACTAAGCCTGATAAGAATGCATTGTCAGCAAAGTGCCTATATACATAATTAAATATAAGTGAAGCTTGGTCCTCAGATGGAGCCAAGATAAATATTAAATCTCTAAATCTTTTAAAGAACATATAAACAGTAGCAGCAACAGAGAGGGCGTAGGATTTACCAGAGCCTCGTGGAGCCAAGATAGCCATTTTGCGCTGTTTTCCATTTGCGGGGTGAGTGAGCGCTGTAACAACTATACTTTCCTGTAAAGGTCTTAATCTTAAAGGTCTGTTTTGATTGTCTACAAGATAAGCTTCACAAAATGCACGAACTAATGTCGTCATTTTTTTCTTGTCATGTCTACATTTTTCGAATATATTCTCTAAAGCTCTTGAATCGTGTGCTCCTGCACCTGATATTGCGGCATTAAACTTTTTCGTCTCGTTCACTATCGCCTTCATTGGCTAATTCTCCTAAAAGTGAAGCAAAATCTTCCGATTTAGTTTCTGTTACAGTAGGTACTTCAATATTAAGAGCACGGAACTCAGTGTGAATATCCCGTACAATACTGTTTCTCTGTCGCAATAACTCTGTTCGAGCGTGTACATCCCGAATAGATAATAAAATTTCTTCCCAAAGCACGTCTTCAAGAGCAAGGTTTCGCGCCAGAAGGCGGACAAGCTCTTTATGACGTTCATATTCAGCTTCTCCTACCCTCTTTCGTAAACGCGCTTCGTATCCCTCGACGTCCATTACTTGGCTTCGTCGATAGCGGCCTTAACTTTAGATTTGACTAATGCTGCAAGCTCGTCGTCTTTTTCGTCCCAAGCTGTAATTAATACATTTTTGACTAAAGAGTCTTTGACATGCTTTTGTGCAGTTTCGTCCATTTTTTCAAAAACCTTTTGTTGGGCTTTTGTCATATTTTTATCAAGTAAGTCCATCAATTCTGCTTCGTTATTCTTTATATACTTAAAGACTAACTCTTTGACTGCTGGTACAGTATAAGCGATGTATCCGCCCATACCTAATACTACAGCGCATAAAGCCATCATTAATGGTTCGTCCATGATAGTATCTAATAGACCTGATTCCGTTACAGTGTCAATAATAGCAGTGACGTTTCCCTCATCTGCTGTCTCATTGGCTGCTGTGTTGTTATTTGTTTCGTTTGCCATAGGTTATTCACCTTTAAGACATAAAGAACAAAGCTCTATATAAAGCTTTCGTTACTCAGAACAGTCACACTTACAATCGCAGTTATCACAACAGCACATATTAATCTTTTCTCCTTTTATTTTGTGTGGCCCTCAGAAGACGCATTATGCGTTAATTTCTGTGGTTCTGTGGTCTGTAGAGAGCCACCATAATACATAAGCAGTGCTAGTATATAAAGCTTACCACTTAACTTTATTAGCCCAATAGGCAGCAGACATTTTCCCTTTCTTTATATTCTTACCATGTCGTGCTTTAAAACTCTTTCTTCGGGCTTTTTGTCTTGCTGATTCTCCTTTCTTAGGTTTACCTGCTGTTTTAACCCCTTGTTGACCAAATCTAATAAGTTTAGTCTTACCACCTTCTCTTGCCACAACTACATGTGACTTTTTAGGATGGTTTGGAGTCCTCTTAGGTTTATTATAACCTGATACTCCTGCTCTTGTTAGTTTTGCGTCTTTCTTTTTCTTTGGTGCCATTTTATCTACCTGCCTTTTTCATCGCTGTTTTATGAGACTGAGTAAAAGTCTCTCCTTTTTTCATAGCCACAACCATAGCTCTTAAATGTTTAGCAGTATGGTGTTGACCATGCCTTTTCATAGCAGTTTGTTGTCTTTTATTAAGACCACCTAAACTAACTCCTTTAACCTTTTCAGTAGCCATATTTACCTTTTTTCTTGGTTGTCTTCTTTTTCTTCATAGGTTTCTTTTTCTTTACTTTGTATGCCATTATTTCGCTCTCCTTACTGCTTTTTTTACCTTTTTAGAGTACTTTGCTCGACTACCAACTCCACCAGCTTTGCGTTTCTTACGATTAGCTGCTGCTTTTTGTGATTTGGTCATTCCAGCTCTTACACTCTTAGGAAGGTAACGTCCTCTTTTTGATTTAGGCTTTTTTGCGTCAGCCTTAGTAATGTAGCCCCACTTTTGTTTCCCCCACTTCTTTAGGGATTTTTGGGATTTCTTTAATACCATTATCGGTAACCTCCACCTGCTTTTTTGTACGCTTTAGCAAGCATCTGTGCTTTACGTGCAGACCATTGACCTGCTGCTCCACCTTTGCTGCCTGACTTAATTCTATTGAATAATCTTTTGCGCATAGTAGGTTTGGTATAATTACCTGCTTTGTTTACTGTAGATTTAGTTTTCTTTTTTGCTGGTGTTTTTCTTTTCGTTGTTTTTCTTTTTACCATTTATAATCTCCTTTCTATTCTGCCACCTGCTTCTAGGAAACAAGCCATACATCTATCAATGTCACTAGGTTTAAGCTTGCGTCCACAATGCTTACAATACCTAGCGTCCATGATATCTATGCCTTAATAACTAATGCGTAGTGCCAATATTGACCAACGTGAAATACATCTACATAGTGTATTGTTTTAGCGTCGTCAAATTCTTCTATTTTAGCCTCTAAAAGAGCTAAAACTTCTGCTAAGCTATTTGCTTGACCTGTATAGTCGTTTACTGCGTAATCTGCCATTTATTTCTCCTTATTTTTTCTTTGGTAACGTTGTACCTGTTTCTATCTTATGTTCTTGTTCTTGTTGTTTAGATTCAATCATTTGTGCTTGCTTCTGCGTAGCATCGTTATAATCTATAACTGCTTGTGCTTTTGTCTTGTAGAACGCTGTTTTCTCTGCTTGTTCTTGTTTCCAAACATCTAATGCATCTTTGATAATTAGAAGGGCTGGCCCACCTAATATAGCTATCAAAGTTGTGTATGCTTCAATGTTTTCAAGAACAGCTGAGTTATTAAGTCCCGTGTGTATAACGAACCCTGCAAACCCAACCCAGAGTAAAACTAACGGTACGGCAATCATAAACATAAATATGTCGTTGAATGTTATTCCTTCACTTGCTTGTTTACTCATACTTTCAGTCCTCCTTTCCTTTTTGATTTCCTTTACCTCTTGTTTCCTCTCCGGTAGAGATGGTAACTTCAAAGTGGGTAGTTTTGGGAAGAACTTCCATACCGTCCTTGCCATAACTACAATAACTAATGTAACTGCTAACGATGCCATAGTTATCGCCAACATTAATAGAATATTTGTAAGTAGGTCCTCCATTGTTCATACATCCTCCTCGAGTTTTATTCCATCCTCTTCACTATATTCATAACCTTCAGCCCAAGATTGTGGCCAATTTGTGAAATAACCAAGATACTCATATTCACCTGTGTTATTCCAATCAACTTGTATACTAACATAAAAGAAGTATACTCCCTCATACGGGTTGTTAAATGTATCATCTGTTACATTAGCGTATAACCAATGTTCGTCTCCTTCCCATCCATATACTTCGAATTCAAATTCATCATAAGTATAATTATCATACATATAATATTGGAATGTACCATTATCATCAAAGGAGGGGAACATATGTCCTATATCGTAAAAAACTAATACTTTTAGTGGTTCTTCTGAGTCATTACAGTTAGTATCCATATCAATCATTATATCTAAACTATCAGTTGAATCTCTTTCATAACTGACATTTACAGTTCTAGAATAATTACCTTCATTCATATATGCCATTGCTTGAGTCTCTAAACCATCCCAAACTGTTAATTGGGTGTGATTACAATGGTTTTGTTCATTTTCGTAATCGCAACTACCATCATCTTCAGTTGCTCTATCATTAAAGTTGTTTGCATCTATATCCATACAACCATACACAGTTTCATTGGTTGCTGTGTTATTATCATCAGTCCCATTTTGATTAGGTGGGTAACTACATTGATTATTATTATGTGTGGCTTGCGGATTATAATTTAGCGCGTTAGTATCCATGCACCCGTAAACTACAGGAGGAGGAAAAGCACAACTGCCGTTATCAAAATCTGCATCCGGTTTGTAGTTTATAGCAGTTGGGTCCGTGCATCCACCCTTTAACATCGGTTCTTCTTCTCCTCCAAAAAGGTCTTGAAGCGCACCTAGGTCACCACCACCGCCAAAAAAGGCTAAAATTAATACTGTAAGTATAGAACCAAGCTTTTGACCTAGTTTAGTCTCACCTAGTTTATCACCAGCTTTACCTATAGTTTCGAAGAGTCCTTCCTCTTCCTCTGGTTTTCTTCTAGAACCTCCTCCTAAGCCTAAAGCTTCTCGTTCCTCGTCAGAAATCACGGAGATGGCCCCATAATCATCGCGCGCCATTGCTTATTAGTAGAACGTCCTACTATATAAAGCTTACGTTCATTCAGCATATCTTAAGACGTACCAAAACGCTGCCGACATGAAAGTTAGACTGAACATGACAGCAAGGGCGTAAATCTCTGGAGTATCAATCATCGAACACCACCTTTCCCTTTACCATACCTTCTTCTTCTGGTATTTGTGTGTGCGCTAAAAATTCTTCTTCTGATAATACCGCGTTCTCACTTTTGACTGTAGATTTCTTGAAAGACCTACCTTTTGGTTTCCATTTAGGTATCTGTACATCACATGTTCCACCATTACCTTTGTAAAAGGAACACCATTTACATAGATTTTGTGGTTTTTGTTCATATTTTTCTTCAACTTCCATTCTTTCTTTCAAACAATCATGGACCATCATAATTAATTCTTTGGCCTCGTCTAATACCGGCTGGTTTACTTTGACATAAAATGTGTCATCGAAGCGTAAATAACTAACTCCAACGAATTTTGGCATCTCTCCCATCTCTAATGTGTATAAAAATGCGTAAATGATAAGCTGTCTGTAGTAATCCTCTGGTAAATATGGTCCATATCGCTTGGATGTTTTGTAATCTAATAGTGTGGTACCTCCATCAAAGTCGTTACAGACAGCATCCACTATACCTATAATAGCATAATCGTGTGATTTTACCCATTTTTCGGCGTATTTTGGTGCTACACAGTTCCATGCTTGCCATTTAGACTTGTAAATCTTCCATTCGACCATCTCATTAAGCTTTTTGTTGACAGAAGTTACGAAATTTTGTAATAATTCCCCTGTTTCTACCTTCATAGCAGCCATTTCTGAATCTGAATGTAATTCCCAGAGCCACCCTTTACTGTCTATATCTTTAGCCCAGCGTGTTTCGAACTGTTCCTGCATCCACTGTGATGGATTCCCATCTTCCCATGCCTTAAAAGACTTAAATTCTTTCTTAAATAAGTCTTCTAACACTGCATGAACGAGTGTACCACGGAATAAGTGTATTGTTTTCTTTTCTGGAATCTTAGCAATGTATTTGTAATAGAATTCTCTAGGACATTTCATGTAAGTATTTATCTTCGAAGGAGACAAACGCATAAAACTTGGTTCCCATTTCTCTTCTTCGCTCAACATCCTACCCCATTTAGGTCCATTTCTTTAGTTTCTGCCACAACTCTGTCTTTTCTTGCTATTTTTAGTAATACCAAATACCCAATTAGGTCAAATAGGGTGTCCTCCGTATCACCATTTAGACCACGATTAGCAATTCTTGATAATTTATCGTCAATTCTAGCACAAATAGCGTCATCTGACTCTAATTTACTAAATATTTTGAGGGGTGAACAGGCAGAATCACCATATGACTCGTTTTTTTCACATAAAAGGTCCGAAATCATATTACATTCGAACTTTATCTTATCTTTCATGTCTGCGTTAGGGTGCCAGCTAGTCATTATCACACCACACTCCAGCAGAACTATTCATTGTAAATCTGGTTTTTATTTTGTAAGGTTTACCACATGTTATACAAACCATGCCATATGTTTTTACTTCTTTACATTGGCAGTATTCATCGATGTCTGCTAAGTACGCAGCATAAGAGCGTCCATGAAAGCCATCAGGCTCTGTTTCATCTCCGGGGTCTCTACCTGTTATGACCTTCGGGGCTGCCTCACTGTCTATACAGAGGGTAGCTTCTGGAAACTCTTCTAGCAATTTGCGTAGAGCTTCGATTTTTCGGGCTGTATCGTTATCCATATTTGTTCACTGTTACCAGTAAGTACAATTGGCTATATAAAGGTTTGCACAAATTTTGACACCCCCTATCTATATATAGCTATAAGAGATTAGTAGAGCCTAATGGTTTGTAGAGCCTAGTGCTATACTAAGAAGAGATACTAGTCACTGTCTTTAAACAAGCAATGTTTTAGTATCAGTGTTAAGACTACTTTCAAAATTTCACTCGATTTGTTTAAACCCCTACCATCTACTGTGACAGTAAGCGTGTGTATTTTTTAGACGGGGGGTACTTTACAAAAAAGGTATACGTTGTGGGGTAACTGGCTTGTCATAAGATGACGCCACCCTCCCCGCCGAGCATAAGTATATATACCCCCTCCCCCTTGGTAATACAGAGGTAAAAGATATGAAACAAAACCGAACCAAAATGGCATCAGCAATGTTGGACCAATTAAAGGCCAACCAAAAGCGCATCCTTGCGATGGGGAGCGATTAGGCAAACCCTTATATAGGGCTACCCTATTGGATATACAGAGGAAAAACATGAACCAACAACAATTAATAAAAATGGGCTTTGATAACGACGACATAATGTGTCAAGACTGTAAGGATGCTGTAGCATCACACAGAGGTAGGCACTACGATACTGAACTATGTGCTGACTGCTTCTATGAGAGGTATGATTAATGGGTAGTATGGTATGCCTATGTGGCAAGAGATATAAGGACCCTATTAATGTATACACTACAGAAAAGGACCCCTTCTGGTTATGCTTAGATAAGTGCCAGAACCCATTGAATGACAGGCCCTCATATGAGGAAGTCCACGCACATAACAACAACCACGACTACACAGTCGGTGGCATGGTATGGGGTAAGTAAGCATAAGCTTATATACCCCTGCCCTATTGGTAATACAGGAGGAAATAAAATGAGTAACTATCAAGACTGGTTAATCAGCCATATGGTAAGCGTATCTTACGCAACCCGTAAGCTGTAAGCCCAAAGCAAGCCCCTATATATAGTTTGCGGGGCGCA